TATGCTGATTCTTCCTTACTCGCGGAGACGATCCCTTTACCTGAACTACGGCGTCAAGACACCAAGAATCGTCAGAATTCTATTGATGATATTGACCCGTTTGTCCGTCAAGAGTTCCAAATCAAAATGCAACGACACTTTGATGAGGGAATGAAACTCTATAAGGAGATGCTCGATGCTGATATTGCAAAGGAGTGTGCTCGTTTTGTGCTTCCTTTAGCATGTCCTACTAAAATCTATATGACTGGTTCTGTGCGTTCGTGGATTCATTACATCGATCTGCGTTCTGCAAATGGTACACAGAAGGAGCATATGGATATTGCTCTTGGTGCGAAGAGTATTTTCTGTGAGCAGTTCCCTGCAGTCGCAGAGGCAATGGAATGGATTTCATAAATATTCACACTAGGACTTGAGGTTTATGCCAACTTACCCTGTTATTAACAAAGAGAATAAGGAAACAAAAGTACTCGTCATGACCATGAAAGAGTACGATCAGTGGAGAAAGGATAATCCGGATTGGGATAGAGATTGGTCACAAGGTTGTGCTGGTCAGTCCAATGAATTTAAGTGGACTGGTGAGGCTCGTTCCAGTGGTTGGAACGAAGTCTTAGACAGAGCATCAAAACAACCTGGTGCTAATGTCTCTAAACACCGCGATTACAGTTTCTAAAACAGCGTATGCCATCAAAAAGAAAGTCACAGACTCCAGTTCCATTCGGAATGTCCAATAGACAAATGAAAAGAAAGAAACCTCTTAATACGGATTTGATGAAAACCATCGATCCGTTAACAGAAAATCAACAAGAACTCTTTCGCTGCTACAAGAACGATCAAAACATCGTTGCCTACGGAGCAGCAGGCACAGGAAAGACCTTTATCACGCTCTACAATGCGTTGAGAGACGTTCTTGATACTCGGACACCTTATGAGAAGATCTACATCGTCAGATCGCTTGTGGCAACTAGAGAGATTGGTTTCCTTCCCGGTGACCATGAGGATAAGTCTTCTCTCTATCAGATTCCATATAAGAACATGGTTAAATACATGTTCGAGTTACCAACAGAATCTGACTTTGAAATGCTCTATGGTAACTTGAAAGCACAAGGAACAGTCAGTTTCTGGTCTACAAGTTTTATTCGTGGAACCACACTTGATAACGCAATCATTATCGTTGACGAGTTCCAGAACTTGAATTTCCATGAACTTGATAGTATAATCACAAGGATTGGTGAAAATAGTAAGATTATGTTCTGTGGTGACGCTACTCAATCTGATCTCATCAAAACTGCAGAGAAGAATGGAATCGCAGACTTCATGCGTATCTTAAGAACAATGCCCTCAATGGATATTATTGAATTTGGTGTTGATGACATTGTTCGTTCTGGTCTGTGTAAAGAATACTTAGTTGCAAAAATGGATCTTAATTTATGAATTTTGTTCATCATAATTTTCTCGGTGACCTTGAACTAAACAAGAAAGAAACTGGTGGCATCCGCTTGTACAATCTTCCCGATGGTCAGTGGGTGCCATCTATTACTTCAGTAACTTCTTTTTACAACCGTCAGATATTTGCTGATTGGCGTAAGCGAGTTGGTATTGAAGAAGCAAATCGTATCACTAAAAGAGCTACTTCTCGTGGAACTGATTTTCATGAGGCAGTAGAAGTGTACATGAAGAATGAAGAGATAAACTGGGATGACTTTCGCCCTCTTACCCAGTTTATGTTTGCTCATGCTAAACCATATCTGGACAAGATAAATAATGTACACGCTATAGAAAGGACTCTATATTCTGAGTACCTTGGTTTAGCGGGAAGAGTTGACTGCATAGCAGAGTACGAAGGAGAACTTGCAGTCATAGATTTTAAGACATCAGATAAAATCAAACCAGAAAAATGGTTGGAAAACTATTTTGTCCAAGAGATGTTTTATGCTTCTGCTTATTATGAGTTGACCGGTATCCCTGTAAAGAAACTCATCACTATAATGGTTACTCCTGGTGGTGAAGTAAAGGTATTTGACAAAAGGGATAAAGGGCAGTATATTAAACTACTAGTGAGATATATTAAAGAATTTGTACATCACAATACTAGGTCAGAGGATGGATAATGAATTAGAGAAGGCGCTAAAGAATAAATTTTTCTGTCCTGCTAAGTTCGTACAAGAGATTGAAGATCTTGTCCAGAAGAATAAGGACATGAGTTACATTGATGCTATCATTCACTTCTGTGATCAGAATAGTATTGATGTTGAGTTTGTTCCTAAACTTATCACCAAACCTCTGAAGGAGAAGTTGAAATATGAAGCAATGGAACTAAACTTTTTAAAGAAAAGTTCTAGAGCAAAATTACCTCTCTGATTCTATTTTTGTAGGAAAAATTTTTCCGCAAAAAATTACTATATTACTTTTTTTGATGATGCCGTTTGATGCATATAAACAATATCTCGCGTTGAAGAATCACTTCACGAAAGAGAAGTATGACTACCATAAGTATTGTGGTAAGAGTCGTGCTACTGTAAAGTCTTTCTATAAACGGAAAGACCGTTTCTGGTTTGAAAAAATATCAAGAAACAAATCTGATAAAGAAGTTGTTGACTTCTTTGTATCTAACTTTATCACCTGCACTGATCCGAGTAAGCTTTGGATAGGAGAAATGATACGCGAAGGTGAGGGTAGATACACTGCCTGGAAACGACGAACCCAATCCCTCTCTTATATTTTTAGAGAGGAGATTGAACTTATCCTTAAGAATACCGATTTAAATACTGTATTCGCAAGGACGACCGGTCATCCACCAATACTTAAAAAGTATCTGAGTGGTGACATATCACTTGAAACTCTGGTGATTTGTGATAGAATACTAGGGTATCGCAATGATTATGACAAACAGTTGACCGATCCGGTGTGGGAAACCGTAAGTTTGAGAATTAAAAAATATTCTCCCTTCCTAAATATCGATGTATTTCACTTTAAAAAAATTCTAAAGGAGATTGTTCATGGCACTTAGTAATACTGAAGTACTGGAAAACCTCACTAAGCAGAAAGAGGACTTGGAGAAGAATCTCCAAGAAGGTCAAAATCAGATGGAGACACTTCGTCAAACCTATCTGAAAGTCGTTGGTGCCATTGATGCGCTAACTCAAATCGAAGAAGCAAACAACCCAACTGAAACCTCTGAAACAGAAGTTGTAGAAGGTGAGTGATTTCTTTGATTCGGAGGTTGTCCGAGCAGAGATGACCGAAATCAGTGAACTACAAGAAGACATTTATCAAAATGTCTTCAATTTTCCTAAAATGAATCAAGAAGAGAAACTCTTTCATGTCTCACTTCTTGAGAGGTTGATTGAAAAGCAGAGGATTCTTTATACTCGTCTGAGTTTATCTGATGATCCTGCTGCTAAAAGAATGAAGGAAAATATCACTGACTCTGCAAAAATGATGGGACTTCCTTCTGATACTGATATGAATTCAATATTCGGTAATATGATTAAGATGCTTGACGTGATGAGAAAACAGATTGACAGTTCTGATTAAGTTCAGTACGATATCTTTGTCAACACAAGCCAAATCCAAACTAATCTAACAAATCCTATGTCTTTCGCAAATCTCAAAAAGCAATCCTCTCTTGGATCTTTGACTCAGAAACTGGTCAAGGAAGTAGAGAAGATGAATAATACTTCTAACGGCGCAGATGAGCGTCTTTGGAAACCAGAAATGGATAAGAGTGGTAATGGTTATGCCGTTATCCGTTTCCTTCCTGCCCCTGAAGGTGAAGAACTTCCTTGGGCAAAGATGTACTCCCATGCCTTCCAAGGTCCTGGTGGATGGTACATCGAGAACTCTCTGACTACTCTTGGTCAGAAAGATCCTGTGTCAGAACACAACCGCGAACTGTGGAACAGCGGACTTGATTCTGATAAGGATACTGTTCGTAAGCAAAAGCGTAAGTTGTCTTATTACGCTAACATCTATGTTGTGCAAGACAAGGCAAATCCACAGAACGAAGGTCGTGTCTTCCTTTATAAGTTTGGCAAGAAGATCTTTGATAAGGTCATGGAAGCCATGCAACCTGAATACGAAGATGAAACTCCCATCAATCCCTTTGATTTTTGGCAGGGTGCAAACTTCAAACTGAAACTGAAGAAAGTTGCAGGTTACTGGAACTATGATTCTTCTGAGTTCGCAGCACCTAGTGCTCTGCTTGACGATGATGATGCTCTTGAAGCAGTATGGAAGAAGCAGTATTCTCTTGCTGCACTGACTGCTGCTGACCAGTTCAAGTCCTATGAGGATCTTGATAAGCGTCTGAAGATGGTTCTTGGTGCGAAACCAGCAAGTCGTTATGATGAAGAACTTGAGGATGAGAGTGAAGGTCGTGGTTCATTCACGCCCGACTTTAAGTCCAAGGCACCTGAAGTAGAACCAGACATCACTCCTACACGTAATAGTGAGGACGAAGATGATGCTCTGTCATACTTCCAAAAACTAGCAGAAGATTGATTACTGGAATAGTCTGATATTTTCTCCTCTCTTTAAGGTTCTGCTCACATATTGAGTGGAACCTTTTTCATATTCCATCATTTCTTCAAGGTCATCTTTGACAACATTTAAATACCTTGATTCAATTAAGAATATATTTCTTCTTTCTGTCTGTAGTTTTTCTTCGTATTGATAATTGGTGATGGTGGAAACAGGATACTTAGTAGTCATTCCACCCACTTGGTCATCAAAGAATGAGACTGAGAAGTTTGAATCAACTTCTAATCCTGCGGGAACAATCACTGCTCCCAAAGTATTAGTCACCTCCGTGGTTTCATAGTGATGGACGGCAGATATATTATCGAAGGTCAAATATTTTTCTAACAAATAGTTTTCAAAATTAAATTGTGTCATAGGCCACTCGCTATACACATTAATAATATTATTACAGGTTAATACTAACCAATCTAAAGATGAATCTCCGTAATAATCATACGCAACATTATCAGGACGATCATCACCTTTTATTTGATACTTAGTGAAGATGGATACATCTTGAAAAATATCCTCTCTTAACTTACCTCTCTTAAATAAATTCTTGACAGTAATATAATCTGATATCTTAGCATCCGGAAGTCTGCTAACATAATCAAAATCTGGTATTTGATTGAAATAGTTTGACATTAGAATCCTATGTACTCGTCTGACTTATCATCATATTCATCATTAAAGATTGGTTCAAGTTCGTTAAATGACATTGATATTTTATACTGAACTGGAGTGCCGTCACTATACGTTGCATAGTTTCCTGTAGGAGTATAATCGACACTAAATCCAGTCATTGCACATTCCTTGAAAGCATTTAATCCTTTATGGAGGCCACCATCTTCACCTCTATGTAGATATCTAAGTCCATACGTATTTGGTGATTTTAAAAATAGATTACTCTTACTGCGGATGGGCGACATTGATTGCTTGAATGTTCTTATTATTTTCTTCACTTGCATTGCTTCATCTTTTGATCTTGGTGATAAGAAAAATACAAAGGAGAAAGTTCTTAATGATGGACCACCAAATAAGAGTTCCATATTTGGATTCATCACCATTCCTGTTGTCCTTTGCAACACTTGTTGTCCTTTACCTGATGCTTGACCTGCAAAATATGCTGCTATTGCTTTTTTTACATCATCAGGATTATTTTTAATGACATTGGCATACTCACCTACTTTATCCAAACCTGGTTTCATGCCATTCATTATACCTGTCAAAGCTATATCGGCTTTTGCAATATCCATTGCATTCATTTCACCTTCACCCCATTTCACAGTTTTTGCATCCTGTATTCCTGCGGGGATTGGGAGTATGACTGATCCTATACTTTTTCTACCACCTGCATTTCTTCTTGCATTACTTGCATAAACTCCACCCCCACTACTAGTGCTAAACTCTTGAGGAATATATTCATAGATGTCAAATTTAATGACATCTTGCTTTGATGTCGCGATATCTATGGGGTATCTGTAATTGCCATATGATGTTCTTGTGCCACCCGCACTTGCAACTGGTCCCATTTCATTTGATGGTTTTGACTCTGAATTATCATTATCATTATCAGCATCATTAGTATTACCCGATATAATCTTTGCATTATTTTTACCGACATCTGTCTGTCCACCAGCAGCTGCTTGTTCTTCATTTGCTAGTGCAGCAGAACTTGCCTGCTCTGATTGAGTTTTTAAAGTATTGTTGAAAGATGAGCGGTCTGTATCAAGATTTTTACGCTCTGCGTTTGTTGCATTGCTGGATATTTCTGTCGTTTTGTTTCCTTCTTCGTCTACAGTTATAGTTTGTATTAATACTGCATTATTTCCTTGGGCGTCAGTTCTATATACTTCTTGCTTGAGACCACCACCACCAAGTGTAGTCACATCAGTTTTATAAAAACCCTCTTCACTTGAACCCGTTCCCCGTAGAATCTGATTTTTATTTCCTGTGTAAAGTTTTACCTTACTTACTTTACTGGTTGCAGATGCCATTTTATGAACTTTTTATTTATTTAGTATGAATTTTCCATATTGTATTGATAATAACTCATCGAGTTCTTCACGGTTTACAATGTAAACTTGATCCGCAAGTTCCTCCCAAGTATATTGCCTGTAATCTCCATGATGAAAGTTAAGTCCCCTGAACCCCCAACGAAATAATTCTGTGACCATCACAAGAGGATGTTGGTCGTATTCAATCCCAGGAGTTTTAGCATTATAAACAAAGGTGCAGTATGTTCCTGCTTCAGGAATAGGTGTTACAGTATCGCTAAGTGCTTCCCTGATCATACGCATCTGATCATCTTGATCCATGGTAGAATTAATTTTGCTTTTGATTGGTTCGATGCGGTTCATTTGATTCCGAGTTCGTCTTCTGTGATGATCTTAAATTCAATTCTTCTATCAACACAAAACTCAGTAGCAGCTTTCCACTTTGCCTTATTTACTTCCCAGGTCTTACATTCATAGATGTATGACTGAGTAACTTTTTTTCTTTTTGCTGGTGGTTTTGTTTGCTTCTTTGGTTTTACTTCAATGACGTATGTCTTTATTTCACCTGTGCTTTCTCTTACTTTAATAATAAAGTCTGGGAAGTATTTGTGAACTCTCCGGTCAACTGGAGAGATGTATGGAATGTGAAACTCCTCACTTCCCCATTGTAATATATTCTCATTTAGATCACACCACCTACAGAACTTGCGTTCCCAACTGCTACGGCATATAATATTTGTAAAGTCACCTTTGTATTTACTTGGATATGAAGGTTTGTATTTACTCTTGTAACTTTCGGCCATACATAATATACAAGGTTAAAAATTATTTATAACGATGCCCACCAAAAGGTCGATATCATTTTTAAAATCGAAACTACTTCAACCTGCGCTCACTTCACACTTTGAGGTTAATATTCCATCTGGGAGTTTACCAAGTGCCATTAAGATTGATAAGGAGGAACAAGATGACTTGAATTTATTCTGCACTGAAGCCACCTTACCAGGTTCATCTGTGAATGTATTTGAAGTCAATAATGATTTCACTGGTGCGACTGAAAAGTTTGCTCATCGTAAAATGTATGATGGATCTATTGATTTTACATTTTATGTTGATGCACAGAAATATTCTGCAATAAGGTTCTTTGAGAGGTGGATGAGATATGTCACTGGAGAAGAGGGATCTGATAGAGATGATGGGGAGATAAGGAGTTATAAAAATCCATCTTATAACTATAGGATAAGATATCCAGATGGTGATGGTGGTTACCGTTGTGATGGACTGACAATCTCAAAGTTTGAAAGATCCCATAAATCACAGATTATATACACGTTTTTGAAATCATTTCCAATTGCTGTGTCTTCGATGCCAGTTTCATATGATGCATCAAATCTATTGAAATGTACAGTTACTATGTCATATGTAAGATATTTTATTGATGAAGCAATCGTAAAAGATCCACCAATCCTTTCACCAGTATTTCTAGGTGCTCCACCACCAGCACCACCATTACCAAATGCCGCACCAGAATTGGTAGGAAATACGAATGCAGAAGATCAAAGGTTTATTCGAACTGATAGTGCTTCAGGTTTTAGGGGACAATTATTGCAACCACTTAGAGATGCTGCAGGAAATATAGTCACTGATCTCGAAGGAAATCGTCTTTGACCCCACTAAATAATCACACTGAACATATCTATAGGTCATTATGCCTTTACCAAGAATTGCAACCCCAAAGTATGAACTTGAATTGCCATCAACAGGGGAGAAAGTTTATTACAGACCCTTTCTAGTTAAGGAAGAAAAACTTTTAGTTCTTGCTCTTGAGAGTGAGGATATGAAAGAGATTACGACTGCTATTAAGTCTGTTCTTAAAAACTGCATTCAAACCAGGGGGGTCAAAGTTGACGCTCTCCCTACGTTTGATATCGAATATCTGTTCCTTAACATTCGTGGAAAGTCTGTTGGTGAAGAAGTTGAAGTTAAACTTATCGCGCCTGATGATGGGGAAACCGAAGTCGATGTATCAATTCCCATCGATGAAATTAAGGTAGAAAAGAATGATAAGCACACTCGTCAAATAAAAATTGACGATAACTTGATGATGGAAATGAAATACCCATCCTTGAATCAATTTATTTCTAGCAACTTTGATTTTAATGAGAAGAATCAGATGGAGCAATCCTTTGATTTAATCGCAACATGTGTCGATAAAATCTACAACGAAGAAGAGGTATGGGCAGCTGCTGATTGCACGAAGAAAGAAATCATTGAGTTCCTTGAACAGATGAATTCAACTCAGTTTAAGCAGATTGAAACTTTCTTTGAGACAATGCCTAAACTTTCTTACACTGTGAAGTTTAAGAATCCAAAAACTAAAAAATCAAATGAAGTATTGCTTGAAGGGTTAGCATCTTTTTTCGCCTAGGCATGATCCATATGGATCTTGAGAACTACTTCCGTCTCAATTTTGCCTTGATGCAGTATCATAAATATTCATTAACTGAAATTGAAAATATGATGCCTTGGGAGAGAGATATCTATGTCGTTCTTCTGAAGCAGCATCTTGAGGAAGAAAAACAAAAGTTAGAGCAGCGAAAGAATGGCGGCTAAGACTACTGATCCTATTGATATCCTTCTTGAGGTGGGTATTGACCTCGACAATCTGTCGGAGGAAGAGGATTATCTTAGTGCCTTAATTGAAGCAACCAATGCTTTAACCATTAAGGATCCTAGTGATCCCCGTATTGCACCTCTTCAGAAAGAAATTTTAAAAGTAAGAAAGAAAAGAAAAGAAGCAGACCCTAAGTTTAGAGTAAGAAAAACTACAGTAAGTCCGGATAGTTTTTTCGATAGAAAGAAACCGCAAGAGGAACAATCAAAACCAGTTCCAGGGCAACTGATGATTCCTGGAGATACGAGTGGTGCTCTTGTTAAACCAGATAGTTTAAGACCACCCGAAGTTGAAGAAGATGGAGAGAAGATAAAAAAAGAACCAAATATCCTTCAGGATATTTTGGATGGAATCAATTCTATTATAGGAATACTCAAATCACAGAATAAACTTGATAGGAAGAGAGCAGAGAAAGATAGAAAAAAACTAGAGAAATCAAAAAGATCTACTAAAGAAGGTAAACTTGAGAAGGGTCCTCTTGAGAAATTTGTAAATCAATCAAAGAAACTTTTAAAACCAGTACAAAGTCTCTTTGGAGGATTGTTTGAATTTATTAAGAATATTTTGATTGGTAGATTATTGGTGAAAGTTGTTAATTGGATGAGTGATAGTGAAAATCAAGAAAAGTTGATAGCGATAGGTAATTTCTTAAAGAATACATGGCCAGCACTACTTGCTGCATACTTATTATTTGGAAATAGTTTAGGTCGATTTGCAGTTAACCTAGTCAAAGTTGTTGGTGGATTTGCAATTAAATTACTTAAAACCATCATACCTCAACTTATAGCTGCCGTCAAAAAACTTGGATTTAAAAAGAGTATGATGCTTGGTGGACTTGCTGTTGGTGGAACAATGCTTGCTGGACGGTTGTTAGATGGTGGAAAGGATGATGTTGATCTGACACAACCAGACGGCAGACAAGGTGCTCCAGGATCTGACGGAGCAGATGGTAGACAAGGTGCTCCAGGATCTGACGGAGCAGATGGTAGACAAGGTGCTCCAGAATCTCAGACAGGAGGAAAGACCCCTTATGAAAGAGTAACAGAAGCCGGTTTTGAGGTAATCGCTGCGGATAGTGGTTTTATCTCATTTGAAAAAGAAGGAGATAAAAGGTCCAGGACTGGAACTTTCACACTTCAAGGTAACACGAAAGAAGAGAGATTTAACAATTACTTTGATGGATCTGATACATTTAGAACACTTAAATTAAAGGGTGGTGGTCAGGTTCCTGGTAGTGGACCAAACAAGGACACTGTGCCTGCTATGCTGGCACCAGGTGAATTTGTCATGAGCAGGGGTGCTGTGCAAAAATATGGATCTGACACACTCGCATCCATGAACGCTGCTGGTGGAGGAACTAATCTACCAAAGAGAATGAATGGTATTACTTATGCTGTGGGTGGTGGACCAATGGGGTCCATGAGTGATTATGGATATGAGGAAAAGAATGAGAAGCAATCTTCCACCGTTGAAAAAGAAATGAAAGAAAGAAAAAATAAAGGAGCAGAAGGTGGAGAGGGAAAAGAAAAACAAACCAACGGTGGAATCTTTGGTGGCATAAAGAAGTTTTTTGGATTTGGTGGATCCAAATCTGGTGAGGATGAAAAGAAGAAAGGAAGTAGCAATCTTACAGAAACTCAACAACAAGCACTCCAGGTTTTAGCAAAGTATGAATCTGGAGCAGCAGGTTATGATGCTGTAAATCAATATGGCACACATGGTGGTAGAGGTGTGGAAGGATTTTCAGGCGATATCAAGAAGATGCCTCAACACAAGGGAAGATCATTGACAGACTTCACCATAGCTGAGATAAAACAACTCCAGTATGATGATGGATCTATGTCGAAAGATCAATGGATACAATCAGGTAAACTTCATGCTGTTGGAGCATATCAATTTATTGGTAATACTCTTCCTGGAGTTGCAGAGAGAGCAGGTATACCTGACTCTGCAAAGTTTACTCCTGGAGTTCAAGATCTCATGGCACTTCAGTTGATGAAGGAACGTGGTATTAATCCATGGGTTGGTCCAAGTGATAAAGCAAATGCAGAAGAGAGAGCAATAATTGAGAGAGCAAGATCCCAACCGATAGCATATGATTCAACGTCTGGTGGAGGAGCGATTAAGAGTTTTAGTGGCGGCGGCAGTACTTATACCGCATCTTCTAGTGTCGGTAAATCAGGTGGTGAGTCACATACTACTTCTTTATCAAGTTTGATTGGTGGATTTGATAGCAAAATTATGGAATCCCTTAAAGTTTCTGGAGGTGGTGGTAGTAGTATCATAAAAAGAAGTCCAACTTCTGGATCATCCATAGAACCACCACATACAACAACACTATCTTCTATAGTAAAAAGAACGGGGTCTGGAATGGGTTCATCTGGATCGTCATCTTCTGGTCAGAATTCTCCAACTAGACCTGCAGATGCATCTCCTCCAAATACTATCCCTCCTATTGATGCAGAGGCAATGATATCACAAGAGAAGATAAAGGTCTTAGGAATAACGGTGGGTTGATATGGCATTACCAGCATTATTAGGAGCAGGGGCAAGAGCTATTGGAGGTAGTATCGTAAAAAGTGTTGCTAAAGATAAGGCAAAGAGTTTTATACAGGGTAAAAAAGAATCAACTAACAGACGTGAAGATTCAAATGAACCAACAACAGAGGGAGGTTCTTTAGTAATAAGACCAAAAACATCATTAGTATCACCAAGTTCACTGACTCCTCCAGAATCGCCAGGTGCCATAATTAAGGTAGAAAAAAAATCTGATATATTAAAGGAGATAAGGGATAAGGTTTATCAAATTAATGATATATTGAAGAATAAACTTATTAAGGAATCAAAATTATTAGGCAAAGAAAAAAAGGAACAAGAAAAAGTAAAAAGAGGTAAGCAAGAGAGTGAATTAGAAAAAGTAAAGAAGAAGGATAAGAAGAAAAAAAGTAAACTGAGTCTCCCTGGCACTGGATTATTCAAAGCAATATTTGATTTTATTTCAAATATTTTTATTGGTCGTCTATTATTTCTAGGTGTAGATGGTGTAGATGGAATACCAGGCATCGGTATTCTTAAAATGATTGGTGGCGTGGTAGAAACTACGATTGATGTTATTATAGGAATTTTTGATGCTTTTGGGACTTTCTTGATGTGGGGTCAAAAAGCATATGATGCCACTAAAGGATTTTTAAAAGATAACTTTGGTGATGGTGCTGAAAAAGCATTCACCGATCTTATGAAAAACTTGAACACTGCATTCAATCTGATCGCTACGATTGGATTACTTACAGCAGCATTCAATCCGTTTGAAGGTCTGGGAAAAGATAAGAATAAGACTAAGACAAAATCAAGAAGTGGTATAGATCCAAAGACCAATAAACCAAGGAGAGTAAGACCGACTAACATAGTTGATCCTGATGGAACAATAAGATCTAAGACATCAGTAGAAACTAAATTAAAAGATATGGGTTTGGCAGACAACCAAATCCGAGAGTATAATAAAGCGCGGACTGGTGGTGCTAATACATCTCAAGCACTTACACAAGCAAAGAAAGTAACTCCAGACATTCCTAAACGTGGTGGTTTACTTGGTTTTTTTGCACAAGCAGGTGATAATATAGCAGCAGCAACGAAAGGTGCAAGAGATTTAGCAGGCAAAGGACTTAAAGCAATCGGTGGAGGACTTGATTATTTGTCCGGAGGAAACCTAGGTAAACTTGGAAACTTTCTACAGGATCAATATAAAAATGCTTCTGATTTTGCAAGAAAACAATATGATAATGTTGTTGCCGTAGGTCAAAAACTCAAGGGTAAGTATGATAATGCAGTAAGCTCAGTAAAAAATGCTATTGGTAATCTAGCAGAGAAAGCACAGCAAAAAATTCTTCAACCTATACTTGATAAAATTAAACCATTCCTTGAACCTATTTTAGAAAAAGCTAAGTCTATAGGTGAGTCGATGATAGAAGTGCTTAAAAAAATACCTGGGTTTGATAATGTTCTTCAAGTATTAAAGAAGAAGGGTGTAAAAGGTTTGGATGATGTTGGTGGGATTGCTAAGAAAGTTGGTGGTAAGGCACTACCAGTTATTGGTGGATTATTCAATCTTTTATTTGCGTATGATAGATTTGCTAATGGTGATACAATAGGAGGATTACTTGAAACTACATCAGCTGGATTTGATTTACTTCCATTATTCCTAGGTCCAGCGGGAGCATTCGGTCCAAACGTGTCTTTAGGTATTGACGCATATATGTTTGCTCGTGATTTTGTTCCTGCAATACAGGAGACTGAAGAGAGTGCAATAAACGCCCTGGGATTGGGTGGATTTAAGTCCAATGTTGATAAAGTGGTATCGAAACTTCCTGATCTTGGGACAATTTTTAGTAATGTCATGGGTAAAAAGGACGAATCTGGAAAGGCAGGAACAAGTCTTGCCTCTACAACCACAGGAACAAGTCTTGCCTCTACAACCACAGGCATTGAAACTGATGATAGTGCATCAAACCTTGCAGGAGAAGCAGGTAAGTTTATTGAAAAGAATCTTGAGTCTGCTGCGGTTGCTGCGGATGGATATGGAGATTATAATAGAATCACAGAGCACCCAGACTTCGGTGGCGTAAAAGGAAGACATGCCACAGGTTCATATCATTATGTCAATAGGGCAATAGATATTGGTGCATTTACTAATGAACAAGAACCTATTGTTAATGTATTGAATCAGTTTAATAAGATGAAAGGTGTTCAACCTAAGGAACTTATTACTGGTTCTCAATTCCCAGGTACAACGATGGTGGATCCTGGTGGTCATGGTGATCATGTTCATGTTGCATATAGACGCGGAGGACTTATTAAAGAACATACTTACGCAGAGATGGGAGAAGAGGGTCCTGAGTTTGTTTTTGATAATGATAGTTATGAACCAATTTCGAAAGCATTCCCTGGAGTTTTTGATATTGTAAATAATGCAAAAGGTGATGATGCCGTTAAAGCACTTATGGCATTCACAAGTTATGAAAGACCACAAGAACCAGAGATGGCAATGGAAGGTGGAGCAATGGACAAGATGCCAGTATACTCTGGTGGTGATGATACATCATCGATGATAAGTTCAACTCCTACACCATCAAAATCAAAAGATAGTCCTTTTGAAATTACTTACAAATTTGGTTAAATAGGTATAGTAGGAAATCAAAATGGCAGAAGCACAAGGACAAAAAGAGGGACCATCTTTTATTGATTATGCTGTTTTAACTAGCAT